CCCGGACTGGACCTGCGGGGTCAAGCTCGGCCGCAGCCCCGACGGGAGGTACTTCGTGCTCGATCACCGACGCCTGCGCGCCACGCCCGCCGGCGTCGAGCGTTTCCTCGCCAACACCGCAGCCGAGGACGGCCCCGAGGTCGAGATCGCCCTGCCGCAGGACCCCGGCCAGGCCGGCAAGTCCCAGGCCGCCGCCCTCGTCCGCGCCCTCGAAGGCTTCACCGTCCGCGCCACCCCCGAAAGCGGCGACAAGACCACCCGCTTCGGCCCCTTCAGCGCCCAAGCCGAAGCCGGCAACGTCCACGTCCTCCGCGGCGCCTGGAACGACGCCTGGTTCGCCTCGCTGGAGGGCTTCCCGACCGCCGCCCACGACGACGACGCCGACGCGACCAGCCGCGCGTTCGGCGCGTTCCAGACCCGGATCGCCAGTGCGGGGTTTTTGGAAATGGCGCGGGAAGACCTCGCCGCGCTCGCCACCGACTGACCGCCAAGGAGCCCCCCATGCCCCCCACCGGCGGATATCGCACCTCGCTCCGCTGGCAGGCGCGCTACGGCCCGCTCGGGCAGAGCGTCACCGATGCGACGTTCTCGCCCGGCCAGCCGCTGGCGCCGCCCGATCAGGAGCCGGTGCGGGTCTGGGATTTTCCGGTCGGGGTCAACACCGTCATCACGCCGCGGACGGCGGAGGCGTTCGGGTTCGCGCACCTGCGGGCGTTCTCCAACGTCGAGCTGGTCCGCCTCGCCATCGAGACCCGCAAGGACCAGCTCGAGGCGCTGCACTGGCGCTTCAACCCGCGCGCCGGCGTCGAGGCGACGCCGGCGCTGGAGGCCCGCTGCCAGCAGCTGACCCAGTTCTGGCGCCGGCCGGACGGGGTCCACGCCTTCGCCGGCTGGCTGCGCCTGGCGGTCGAGGATCTGCTCGCCATCGACGCCCCGGCGTTCGAGAAGCGCCGCGACCGCGCCGGCCGACTGATCGGCCTCGACGTCGTCCCCGGCGACACCATCAAGCTCTTGGTCGACGAGACCGGCCGCACGCCGGTCCCGCCGCAGCCGGCCTATCAACAGATCATCAAGGGCCGGGTCTGGGCCGACCTTTCCACCGACGACCTCCTCTACGCCCCGCGCAACCGGCGCCCTAACCACGTGCTGGGCTTCTCGCCGGTGGAGCAGATCGTCGTCAGCATCCAGACCCTGATCAACCGCCAGGCCGCCCAGCTCGCCTATTTCACCGAGGGCAACACCCCGCTCGGCTTCCTCACCGCCCCCGAGGGCTGGGGGCCGGCCCAGATCCGCGAGCTGCAGCTGTGGCTCAACGCCCAGCTCGCCGGCCAGCCCTCCGAGCGCGCCAAGCTGATATGGACGCCCGCCGGCGCCCACTACCAGTCGCTGAAGGACCCGCCGCTGAAGGACGACTTCGACGAGTGGCTGGCCCGCATCGTCGCCTTTGCCTTCTCGCTGCCGCCGACCCCGTTCGTGCGCCAGATGAACCGCGCCACCGCCGGCGAGGACCAGGACCGCAGCCTGGAGGAGGGCCTCGCGCCCCTGAAGCTCTGGGTCAAACGCCTGATCGACGGCGTCAACGAAGCAGATTTCGGCGAGACCGACCTCGATTTCGCCTGGGTCGACACACCCGAGATCGACCCCCAGGTCCAGGCCGACGTCGACGACAAGTGCCTGCGCAACGGCTCGGCCACCGTCAACGAAGTGCGCCAACGCCGCGGCCTCTCCCCCGTCGACGGCGGCGATACGGCCCGCATCTACGTCGGCGCCGGCGCGCTGCCGCTGACCAACCCGGCGCCGCCCCCGTCGCCTCCCGGCTGATCTCCCGCGCCCTTGCGGGGCGGGGGCAGGGGGTGGGGGTGTCAGCTCGAACCACCGAAGTTGGCGCCCCTGCCGAACCACCAAACACCGAGCCGACACCCCCATCCCCGACCCTTCCCCGCAAGGGGGAAGGGAGAAGGAGCCCGCATGCGCCTCTTCGGCGAACTGACCAAGATCGAGGACCAGCCCGACGGCACGCTGAAGGTCTACGGCGTCGCCTCCACCGGCGCCCGCGACGACGCCGGCGAGATCGTGCGGCCGGAGGCGATGAAGGCGGCGCTGCCGGACTACGCCCGCTATCCGGCTCTGCGCGAGATGCACCAGCCCACCGCCGCCGGCCGCACCCTCGAGGCCACTGTGGACGAGGACGGCGCCACCCGCATCGTCGCCCACGTGGTCGATCCGGTGGCCATCGCCAAGGTCAAGTCGCGCACCTACTCGGGCTTCTCCATCGGCGGCAAGGTGCTGGCGCGCGACGGCGCCGACCCCACCGTCATCACCAAGATCCGGCTCTCCGAGATCAGCCTGGTCGACCGTCCCGCCAATCCCGAGGCCGTCATCGACCTCTGGAAGGCCGAAGCCGTCCCGCCCCGGCCGCCCGGCAACGAAGCGGTCAAGGCCCGCGCCGCCGAGCTGGCCCGCATGGCTGGCCGTCCGGGCGCCTGGAAGGACTACGTCGCCAAGGCCCGCGCCGGCCTCGTGGCCGAGCACGCCGCGGCGCTTGCCATGAGCGCGAACGACAACGACCCGGGCGACGATGACGATCAGGACGTTGATCAAGCCGACGCGACCCCGCAGGACGCCGACGTTCAGCCCGACGATTCAGACGACGACGATAGCGACGACGACGCGGCCGATATCGGCGCGCGCCTCGCCGCACTCGCCGGCTCGGATCCCGACGCCCTGCAGGCCGCCCACGACGCCCTGGCCGCCCTCGGCGCCGTCTGCGATCCGGACAATTGCCCGGACGCGGCCAAGGCGAGCGCCGCGGGCGATCTGGCCAGGCTGGATGGCGACCGCCTGGTCGAGGCCGCGCTCGCCAAGGCGCTGCCCCGGATCCAGGTGCTGGAGCGCCGGCTCGAAGCCCAGGACGCGCTGATCCAGCGCCTGGCCGCCACGCCGCTGTCGCCCCGCACCGCCGCCAGCGCGCACGCCCGCGCCATCGGCAAGTCCGACGACGCCGATCCAGGCGCGCAGACCACCGAACCGTCGCCCACCGACATCGAGAAGGCCTTCGCCGCCCTAACCCCCGACGAGCGCGCCTTCCTCCTGATGAAGGCCTCGCTGCGCCAGCCGATCCCGCTCGGCTGACCCTGGCCCAACTCGCCCCACTCTTCCCATGCCCCTCCTGACAGGAGCATCTCCCATGCGCACCGCCCTCTCCCCGGACGAGCTCAAGAAGTCGTTCGTCAACGCCATGTCCCGCCCTAGCGAGGACATCGCCCGCACCATCCTCGCCCAGGCCGGCGTCGATCCGGACCGGCTGGAGAAGAACATCTCCACCGCCACCGGCCTCGTCGCCTTCGACCTGCAGGCCCCGGCCAAGAATCTCTACCCGGCCGCGACGCCCTTGCGTAACCGGGTCCCCCGCGTCGCCGGCGCCGGCGGCACCGCCACCAACTGGCGCCAGGTCAGCGCCCTGATCGGCTCCGGCTACGACGCCATCGGCTGGGTCGCCGAAGGCCAGCGCGCCGGCCAGATGAGCTACGTCACCGCCACCAAGTCGGCGCCCTACGTCACCCTCGGCGAGGAGGACTCGGTCACCTTCGAGGCCATCAACGCCGCGGTCGGCTTCGAGGACATCCAGGCCACCATGGCCATGCGCCTCCTGCAGAAGACCATGCTGAAGGAGGAGATGGCGATCCTCGCCGGCAACACCTCGCTGGCCCTCGGGACGCCCGCCACGCCGTCGCCGGCCGCCGCCGGCGCCGGCGCCACGCTGCCCGCCGCCACCTACTCGGTGATCGTGGTGGCGCTGACCCTCGAGGGCTACCGCAACTCCTCGCTCACGACCGGGATCGCCACCTCCAAGACCATCACCGGGGCGGACGGCAAGACCTTCTCCATCAACGGCGGCTCGTCCAACAAGTCGGCCAACGCCACCCAGGCCATCACCCTCGGCCAGACCCTTTCGGCCACGGTCGCGGTGCTCCCGGGCGCCGTCGCCTACGCCTGGTTCGTGGGAACCGTTGGGTCGGAGACCCTGCAGGCCATCACCACCATCAACTCGGCGACGTTCTCCGCCCCGCTGCTCGGCGGCCAGCAGGCCGCCAGCGCGATCACCGCCGACTCGTCCAGCAACAGCCTCGGCTACGACGGCCTCCTAACCACGGCCCTGAAGCCCGCCAACAACGCCTACGTCCAGGCCCTGGCGACCGGGACCGCCGGCGCCGGCACGGCGCTTACCGCCTCCGGCCGTGGCTCGGTCAACGAGATCGACACCATGCTGCAGACCATGTGGAGCACCTACCAGGTCTCGCCCACGGTGCTGTTCGTCAACGCGCAGGAACTGAAGAACATCACCAGCAGGGTGCTGTCCTCCGGCTCTGGGCCGTTGCTGCAATATCGTCAGGACCCGGACGGCGGCGGCTACCAGCTCGACGCCGGCGGCATGATCGCCACCTACTACAACCCGTTCCTGCTCGACGGCGGCCTGCGCATCCCGGTGAAAATCCACCCGTTCGTACCGCCGGGCACCATCCTCGGCTACGCCGAGACGCTGCCGGCCCAGTACCAGTCCAGCGAGGTGCCCAACGTCGCCGAGGTGAAGTGCCGCCAGGACTACTACGCCATCGACTGGCCGCCGGT